GAAAGAAAATTATCTATAATTTCAATTCGTTCCATATGAGAATATGTTCTTTGAAATTTCGTCTAACTTACTCATTACTTCTTCTGTAAAATATTTCTCTGGTTCTGCATATATTTGTTTACCATAAACTTTCTTTCCGTCTATCTCATATCTACCACCAACATTCTTCCACATACCACCAATCTCTCCCAAGTCAAGAAGACCATAGTATCTGTCAAGACCTCTTTCATCATAGTAGAGTCTTATCTCTACTTGTTGGTTTTCTTTTGAGAGTCTGGATTTAATCGTCTTAGCTTTAATAATGTTTCCAACAACTTCTGTCTTATCCTTTTCCTTTTTCTTTGAGAGATAAATGATTGTAGACGAGGCATATTTGAGGCCACTGCCTCCTCCCATTTCTTTAGTTGGGACATAAGATCCGATAACATCGTAGGTATGATTAGTAACAATAAGTGGAATATTTGCTTGACCAAGTTTAAGTGTAAGCATACGGAATGCTCCCTTCACAAGTTGTGATTTGGTCATATCACGGACTTGTTTATCATCCAAGGTATCTCTTATCTCTTTCTCTGTTGAGAGCATACCTAAAGAGTCTAACACAAACATACAAGGTTTGCGTTCGGTCAAATCTTTCTTTAAGTATATATCAACTGCTTTAAGTGCCTTACTACGAAACTCTTCTATGGTAACGACATTGACAACAACAAGTCTGTTTTGATCAATTCCACGAGATGCAAGTAATCCCTTGGTGATTGCAGCTTCAGTATCAAAATAGAGGCAATACCCATCAGGGTTAGTGTCCAGAAAGTTCTTGACAATAGCAAGGGAAAAATAAGTCTTTCCAGTAGAAGTCTCACCAGCAATGGCAGTGATCTTATTACTAGAAACGCCACCATAAATGGAACCACTAACAACCGCATTGAAGATATGACTTCCTGTATCAATGAATCTTTCTGTTTCATCTATATCTGCTGCGATTTGGGTAAATTCATCACCAATCTCTTTTACTATTTCTTTTAAAAAATCCATACTATTCTATAATGTCGTATTCAATGGTTACAGTTTTGGAAGATCTACCCATACTATTACCATAGGCACTGTATGTAATCTTACCATTTAACTGTCTTGCGATATCGTCAAGTTCCTGTAAAAGTTCTTTTTCAAGATCATCTGTAGGATCAAAGTGTTTATCTATATTCATGCTACCATTCCATATTTTTCACGAAGTATTTTCTTATAAGGTTTACCTTCTTCAATCAATGTTTTAACCAACCTTAATTTACGACACAGTTCAGTATCAACATCTGATACAGATTCAATAATGACTTCAAGTTCATTTATATCAATAGGTAAATCCATTATTTAAAAAATAATTCAAGGTTAACAGTTTTTTCGACATTCCACCCGATTGAATCAAGTATTGTCTTGAGTGGTTCTACGAAACTCTTCTCAAATTGTAGATCATAATCTATGTATTTGTCAAGTCCGAGTTCATGTGGAAAGTCTTGAATAAAAGATAAAACATTCTCTTGAATGATGTTTGGTTTGTAAAGATATAAGAACTTTACTTTTTCACCATTTCCAATCAAAGAATATTTCTTGTCAAGTTTATTCTTCTTGACATAGTGATTAAACAATAACGCACCACGAATATGTATTGGTGTGCCCTTTGCATATATTGTAGACGATGCCTTATACTTTTGCACGTTTGATGCAGTGCGAGGAAAGGCAATATCTTCTGGTGGTAATTGTTTAAATTGTTTTCTGGACTCATCAATAAATTCAATGACATCCTCTTCTGTACCATTCATCATCAACTTGAGTGCATCCTTAATCATTGTGCGACAAGGTGCAGGAGTTGATGACTTCACCGCTTCGATGCCCATCATCTTGAGTTTGGGTTCTTCATATCGAACACCCTCACTATCCCAGACATTGAGAATATATCTTTTCTTTGCTGTCCAGATACCACGATCTGCAATGTTCTCACGTTTCATGAACATCTTTTGATCATAAGCATTTACGTACTTGGCCAACTTTTCGTAAGAATTCTCAATATATTTCTCGAATTCCACTTCACACACCTTATTAAGGAACGACACGATGCTTTCAGCATTCTTTTCTCTGCCTTCGTATACCCGATTGACAAGATCACCCAAGTTGAGATAGATACTGTCAGTATCACTAGCAATAACATAATCAATGTCCTCCGTTTTTAATATTTTGTTTAGATAATTGTTCATATGGTTTTCAATCCAACGAATTGAAACCTGCCCTGATAATGTAATTGCTTCCGCATTTGCTAGTTTGTAATAGCGGAAGTATTGATTACCAATCGCACCATAGGCAGAGTTGAGAGAAATCTTCTTTGCCATCTGGATATTATTGCAACGGGCAATCTCTTTCTCAAGATCTTTTGTCTTCTTCTTTTCATATGCTTTCTTTGCTTTGATCATTCTCTTCTTGAAGATGACTCTTTCATTATACATCTTCTCCATCAGTTCTGGTAGAAACCCACGAATATCCTTACGGAACATTGCACCATTGGCACAAATGGCACTATCATTATACATTTCAAATGTGAGTTCTTCGTTAAGTATTTTGTCAACTGTAACTGTTGGGTGTTTGTTCTCAAGTAAAGTTTCTGGAGAAATATTATATTGCATAATCAAATGCGGATATAGACTATTCAAGTCAAATGATACAACCCAATCATACTTGCCAGGTATGGGTTCTTTGACATATGCACCTGCATACTTTTCAGACTTATCAGATCTTTCTTTTGGAGGAATGACAATGTTTCTTCTCTTCAAGTAATTGTAGATAATTGTATCCCACATACGTACCTGATAGAATACATCTTCATAATTGACCTTTGCATCGTATGCCATCGTCAATGCAAGTTCAATCAACTTCATCTTATCCTCAAGACGATCAACCAGTTCTACGTCAATGATGTTGTATTCGACAAACTTCTGCCAACCTTTCGTATAGAAGTCCTTGAATGTATCAAACTCACTGTGATCAAGTTTCTTTTGACCAAGTTCAACACTTGCAATATAATCCAAACGATATGATTCTTGTGCCTTATAAGTGAACTTCTTATAAAGATCAAGGTAGTCTAACTGTGAGACACCACCAATGTCATATGATATGTGTCTACGACCTGCAATATAAGTTTCACATTCAGTTACCAGACCCCAAGGTGACATACGTTTCATCAACTTGCCACCAAGAACACGATTCAATCTACGACAAATATATGGAATATCATATAACTTACTGTTCCAACCAGTAATAACTTCTGGTGTATTGCCTTCGATCATCCACCAATGTATGAAGTCATGTAGTAATTCATACTCTGTTCTAAATGATTTGTATATTACATTTTCTTGTTTGTTATTAAACTCACCCAAACCCCATGTGCGTATCTGTTTGGTCTTATAATCCTGCATTGATATAAGTAATATCTCTTCTGCACAAGATTCTACATCAGGGAATCCATTCTCTGACTTCACCTCAATATCAATTGTTGTGAGTTTTATCTTGTCAATATCAAATATAAGTTGTTCTTCTGGATAAAGATCTGAAATATATTGGTAGATATATCTTTCGTTCCCATAGATGTCAAAGTTTTCTACATCATTATATTTTTTTACAAACTCACGACACTCACGAACAGTACCAGGTGCCACAGACTCAACATGATCACCTGTCAATGTTTTGTATTTTGTTTTCTTTTTTGAAGGAACAAAAAGGGTTGGATAAAACTTCTCACGAGTCATGAAGTGTTTACCATCTTCATATCCTCGAACCAAGAAGTTGTCACCAACCATCTGGACGTTTGTATAAAATCGCATTATTCAGTGAGTTCCAGATACTTTTCAACTATATCTAAAGTTGGATCTGCCAAAGTTAGTATACTATCAGAGTGTAGCATAAATTCTTTCTGTGCGGAATAGTCGATCCAAGATTCTAAAGTATATAAATCTCCTTGCCTTACCAACTTATACGGGTCGATAAGTTTACAATCTGGTTCGCCCAGTTCTGATCCTACCTCTACAATTTCAGATACCAATACGGTATCATTCTTAAGCAGTAGGCACTTGATTATCTTTTGCATCTATTTTGTCCTTGTACATTTTTAATACACTATCTATCGGTTCAGCAAGAGTCACGACCCAATCTCTTGGAACAACTAATTCACGATCAGATGACATGAGAATCCATTGAGAAAGAGATATCTCAACAGATGTATCAGAGTCTGATACTAAAAATGATTTGTTGATAGTGAGTGTTTCTGGATCTTTGAACAGATACCCAACTGGTTTCTCTTCTGACATAAGTTCCTTTATATCAGATACCACTTGCTCACCAGATTTTAACAGGGCAATTTTAATTGACATCTTTTATATGTTTCATTCATATATTATAGCAATAAAAAAAGGGATCGTCAAGATCCCTTTATAATTATTTAAGATAGTCTTTTCGAGCGTGATGATCTGGTACTACTTTACCCAACTTAACGGTAAGAAGTCCATCTTTGAATTGAACCTCTCGGACTTCAACGTCGTCTGAAAGTGCCCATTCTCTTGTGAAACTTCTTTGAGCCAGTCCCTGATGGACATACTCGGATCCTGTATCTTTAGTTTCTTTGGATCCTTCGACGATAAGTTTTCCATATTCAGTGTAAACCTTTAGTTCTTTTTTGCCAAATCCTGCAAGAGCAATCTCAAGCACAGACTCAACATTATTTACATGAATTAGATTGTAAGGTGGGTAGTTTGTTGTGGTTTCATAATTATTAAAAAAGCGGTCAAGGTAATCGTCCATACCTATACCGTTCTTTGAAATTATTTTCATCAACTCTGGTAAGTTTGCAGAGTGATACTTTTGTAAGTAAGTCATAGTTCTCCTTTGTAAGCGAGTGTAAATTGTGTCCCCGAAGGCGACATTACTATTTAACCATATAATACAAAAAAAGGGGATGTTGAATCCCCTACTTTTCTATTCTGTTTCTTCTACCTTTTTCTTCTTTGCACCAATATTATACTTTGTTTCTAATATCCAATCTCCTTTATCCTTATATGACAATACTTTAATCTGATTTAAAGGTGCAATGTCTTGTATTCTTGTAACATCTACAACACCAATCAATCCCCAGTCTGCAAGTAATTGTGTAATGCGATTACGTCTTTGTACATCATTTGATGTCAAGTTTGCATGTTTACCATCTAATGCAAACAATTCTTTAAAGTGTACTAAAAAATATCTTCCCTGCTTATGTAAAATATGACAAGACTGATAAATCTTTTTCTCTTTGCGTGATGCTACTCCGATACGAGTCAGTGTTTCACGAACTTTTAAAAAATCATCTGGTTCACCTAATGTAACTTCGACCATCTGGTCGGGAGTCCATTTCACTTCAGATGCCTGAACCACGCTCATTTTGTGCCTCCAATCTCAAACTTTGATCTTATAAAAATAATTTGTTCTTTGGTCAGAATCCTCAAAGCTTGCTTTGCTTTTTCGTCACTATAATGATAATAACGTTTCACATAATCAAGGTCTTTGATCGTATCCTTACGGAGCCAAGGAGAAAATCTTTTCTTTGGTCTCACAGTATTTATAAAAAAGTCATATTGCATACGCTTTGGTAAAAACGAATACATGTTCATTTCATTAGAATACATCACTGTATCAAGATGTCCTGACAAACAGCGATTTACAATATATGGAGGGAAATCTTTCTCAACTGATGGGTCTTCATCCATCAGATTTTTCTTTGTAAGGTTGATTGAATTTAACCAGTCTTTCAATTCAGCCATTATCAATAATATAAGAGGGTGGTATGTGATGGTCATTCCAATGACGAATGTTACCACCAACAATAAAACAGTTTGTAACTATGAGTTGAAGGAAGATAAAGGTTCTTACCATCGCTACATAATCTGCTTCCTTATCGTTCTTGCCAGATTTATCACCTAATGCTTTCGCCCATATTCTCCAAAGTTTGTTCATACTTTAGATGCCTTGATCTTTTTGATGATTAAAAAAATCTTTCATTGATGATTGCAGTTGACCTTCGTTTTCTTTTGGATCGAATTTATTATATCCTTTTATTTTCTTCCATTCTTGATACAATGCACCTAATAACCATGCTTGAGAAAGTTGTTTAGGTCCGTTCTCCAATAATTCAAGATAACGTTTGTTACTTGTATATTGTTTGTATTCTTCTCTCCAGTTGGAGTCATCGTAAAGTGGTGTTGTCATTATCCGTATGTAAAAGTTTTTCCTTTGATTTGAGATTGTCCCTCTGGGTTTTTGCCCTGTGGTTTGAATTTACCTAATTTAATGTTTTTTGCTTTGCCAAGTCCACCTTTTCTTGTTGCTGATAGTGTACCAGTTTTTTTCGTTTGTGTCAACACAGAGTCTTGACCATACTTTTTACCAAGTGCTTTTACTGTCTTCTTGAACTTTCTTTTACCCATCTTTCCTGATGAGACTACATGACTTCTTTCTTTGACTTTCTTCTCTTCACCAGTTTTCTTATCTTTCTCCATATATGAACCAGTTACTTTTGTAGCACCACCTAAACCTCTACCACGAATATCTCTATCTAATTGTTTTGCCCTTGCACGATTTTCCTTTGCAGACTTATCTGCTCTGGACGCAGACATTGTAGCAATACCACCTTTATCT